GGGAGTAGTTTTGCTGCTGCAGATACGGCGTGTCGCCGCCTTCGACCGGAGGCAGGCTCAGGCGCGCGCGGCCTTCGTTCGGCTTGTAGAGCGCGGCGCCGACGCCTTTGCTGAGCACCTCGATGCGGGTGAGCGAGTCCATACGCAGCAAGGCGTCGACGTCGAACTCGGTGCCGTAGGTGCGGCCCTCTTTCGCGTCGAGCAGGCCCAGGCCTTCGTCGAGCAGCGCTTCGATGCTCTCGATGTGGATCTGCAGGCAGCCGTCGTAGTAGGCCTGGTTGAGCAGCTCACCGTTGTTGTACGGGGGCGCGGGCCCGACGCCGACTTTCCAGGGCGGCACATGAAATGTGCTGCAGACGCGCTCGGCGCTGAGCTTGAGCTGCTCGACGAGCTGCGCGTCGACGGACGTTTCTTTCATGGGCGTGTATTTCAGGTCGCCCCATGCGACCGCGAGATGGCTCGCGTTGTTTTTGAATTGGGTGCTGAAGCGGCGCTCCAGGCTGTCGGCCTGCTCGGGGCTCATCTTCACCGGCGAGCTGAGCAGGCCCTTGGGCAGCAGGCCGCCGGCGAAGGCCTTGCTACTGGCGTCCTGGATCTTCAGGCCCTGGTCGGCCGAGAGCGCGCAGGCGTAGAGCGGACTGATACCCACGAGCGGATGGAAGAGCGGGCAGTAACGGTCGTGCATGACCTCGCTGGCCGGCACGGTGATGTCGCCGTCGCCACTGATCTGCGCGAGGCGGTCGCTGTACAGGCGGTACCAGACCGAGCCGTCGTCGGCCAGCAGCGGCGTAACACGGCCAGGGTCGAGCACGTGCAGGCGCACGACCAGGCCGCGCGCGTCGCGTTCTTTGGCGACGTAGGTGTTCCCGTTCGTCAGCAGGCTGATGAGCCAGAACTGGATGAACTGAAGGCGGGTCTGGTAGGCGTTGGGCTTGCGCAGCACGGGGCCGAAAGCGCTGCTCTTGACCGGCACCCAGATCGCGTCGCTGGTGAGTTCGACCAGGCGCAGGGGGAGCTTGGCGATGTCGCTGGCGATGAGCGTGACGCAGGCGTGGAACGCGTCATAGGCGAGCGCCGATTCGAGCGAGATGGACTCGCCGCGTTGGAACGAGAAGGGCTTGGTTTCGTCGCCGCCGAAGATGCGCATCATCAGCGAGTGCGCGGTGCCGGCAAGGGTGAGCATGCCCTTGTCGACCTGCGACGGATCGGGCGCCGCGGCCGGTGCAGACGCCTGCGCGCGCGCGACGCCGAGCCTGCGGCGCAGGCGCTGAAGCAGCGGCATCACTCGGCCTGCAGGTCGCGACGCTTGTACTTGCCGGGCTTGGCTTTGGGCTTGGCTTTGGGCGCGGGGTCGGGCGGCGCGGCGGCTCGATCGGCGGGCGGGAGCTGCTCGGGTGAAGGGTCGGTCGTCTCCGGCTGCGGCGGGTCGATCGTTTCAGGCTGGGGGTCGGTCGTCTGCGGCGCAGCGTCGATGATCTCCGGCGGCGGGTCGATCGTCTCAGGCTGGGGGTCGGTCGTCTGCGGCGCAGCGTCGATGATCTCCGGCAGAGGGTCGATCGTCTCGGGCTGAGGTGCGGGCGCGGGCGTTGCGAGCGCGGGCGTTTCGTCTTCCGGTGCTTCGACCGCGTGTCGAATGGCCAGCAGCGTGCGCGCGTCTTGCGGCCTCGCTTCGAAGTGATCGCCGCGCTGCAGCGTGCAGCCGGCGTAGCGCAACGTTCGGAGAGCCTGGAGCTTCATGCGGCTGGCCTGGAAGGTGATGAAGGCAAGGGGCTCGCCGATGAGCGAGCCCCTCGGGGGCGGCGAACCAGCGATCAGGGCGCGTAGGCCGCAGCCGTGATGAACGACACCGCCGACGCGCGCCGCTTGGCAAAGTTGATGCGCCGGATGACGCGGATCGCGGTCGAGTCTTCCTGGTACATCGACGTGATCGTCGCGGTGGCCGCGGCGGGCGTGTCGGTGGCGCCGGTGGGCGTGGTGTTCTGCTCGATCGTCGCGACGTCGCTGATGCGCACGTCGAGGCCCGAGTCGCCGATGCGGTAGATGTCGCTCGGCTTGAGCAGGATGACGTGGCCCGAGCCGACGTTGTCGCCGGTCACGACCCGGTCGCCGGCCACCGTGCCGCCCGCGGCGGACATCCCGTTGAACTCGGGCTGACCCAGCGCGTTCATCATCAGGCTGATGGCCTTCGCCAACGAGCTGTTGGTGACCATGACCAGGCCCGACGCGTTCTTCGCGGCCAGGAACGGCGCGTAGGCGCTGAGGATGTCGGCGCGCAGGTCGGCGGCCGTGGTGCCGCTGGCCGTGATGCCGGTCAGGCCGTTGAGGATGCCCGCGGGCGACACGCCCGCGACGGCCGCGGCGGTGCTGAGGAACGTGGTGTCGATGCGCTGTGCGCTGGCTTCGGCCAGCGCGTCGCGCACGAGGGCTTCGGCCGCCGGCGACGAGTCTTTCAGCAGCTCGTTGCTGACCACCGCGATGGCCGCGACCTTCAGCGGCGTGAGGGTGACGTTGAAGAAGTCGGCCGTGGTGACCGGGATGCCCTTCGACTGGCCAACCCAGGTGGCCGTGGCCGTGCCGTCCTGGCCCTTCACGGTCACGTTGGCCGGGATCTCACGCAGGCCCAACTTGTCGAAGACCGTCATGCCATGCAGGTACTCGATGAAGTCACCCATGTAGTTCTGGGGCGTGACCAGCTCGGCACCCCACTCGCCGGAGCCGCTGCCGCCGCCGGGCACTTCGCCGGCGCGGATGACCTCGACCAGGCGTGGATTGCTTTTGCCCCAGCGCTGCTGCGCGATCGCGACGGGCGATTCGGATTGCAGGCGGCCGAGCGCGCGGGCGATGACCCAGCGGGTGAAGTTCTGGCCCTTGAACGCTTCGTCCTTCTCCATGCGGCGGATGACGGCGGGGGCTTGCTGCGTGCCGGCGGCACCGCGCGATTGCGTCGCTTCCAGCTGCGAGCCGCCCTGCACGGGCTGGGCGCCGGCCTTCATGATGTCGGCCAGGCGGCGCAGTCGCGTCAGCTCGTCGTCGGCGGCCTTGACTTCGGTGTCGAGGGTTTCGAATTCCTCGGCTTCGGCCTGGTCGGTGGTGCGGCCTTCGTCGGCGGCTTTCTGCATGATCGTCGACATGCGTGCGGCCTTGGCGGCGCGCGTGGCTTCGAGGTCGGCGATCTGCTCGAGGGTGGTCTTCTTCATGATGGGTCAGCCTTTCGGGGTGAGAGTGATGGACGGGTAGTAGGTCCGCTGCTGCAGTCCCGAAGCGCCGGGGTGTCGAACGCCGATCGGCAAGCGATGGTGCGGGCGGTCGAAGTGCTTGATGGCCGTGATGACGGCCTCGGAGTTGGCCGGGATCGTCACGAGCGAGAGCTCGAGCCATTCCCAGACCTTGAAGCGGTAGCCGCCGTCGTCGAGGCGCTCGACGTCGCCGTCTTTCCATGACGGGGCGAAGCCGATCGACACCGCGCGGACCAGGCCGTAGCGCAGCGACTGGATGGCTTCGTCGACGCGGTCTTTCAGGCGACCGGCCTCTTTCACGATCGGCAGGGCGGCCTTGAACGGAATGCCGGTCTTGGTGGCCTTGGCGAAGGTCATCTCGCCGACGGGCTCGCGCGCGGAGTGCTGCCACAGCAGCGGCATGGGCGTTTTGAACTTCGCGCCCAGCGGCTCGACGATGTCGCCCATGCGGTCGGTGGTGGGCGTGCTGGCGATGCCTTCGACGATGACGTGCGTGTCGGTCTGCTCGGCGGACTTGGTCACGTCGAGAACGCTGTAGGCGTAGTGCATGGTGGGCGGCGCTTGCAAGCGCCCTTGTGGTCAGACGAAGAAGACGCCGACTTCCTGCGCGGGCTGCGCGGCGAGCGCGCGGCTCATCGCGATGATGGTGGCCACCGCGGCGTCGATCTTGAGGTGGGCCTTCGGGGCCGAGCCGCCGGGCTTGCGGGGGAAGATGTTTTCGTTGCGGTCTTCGATCGCTTCCACGTTCGAGAACATCCACACCGTCGCGGCGTTGGGGGCGATGTGGAAGCGGCCGGCGTCGATCAGCGCGGCGATCAGCTTCATCGGCTCGCTGAGGTGGCGCGTGGTCATCGGCACGTCGACGACGGTAAAGCCGGCCTGCTGCAGCGCCGGCGCGATCGCGGCGCTGCCCCACGAGTCGATGCCGACCTGGCCGACGACGTGGTGCTCGGCGGTGGCTTCGACGTCTTCGCCGATGGCGTCGATGTCGATCATGTTTCCAGGCGTCTGCACCAGGTCGCCCGCCTCGAGCCAGCCGCGGTAGTGCTCGTTTTCGCGCTTGAGCACGGCGGCCTCGGGCACGTAGTGCTTCGAGAACAGGTACCAGTGCGTCTTGCCGTTGATGTCGCGCTGGAACAGGTCCATCTTGCTGGCGATGTCTTGCTTGCTGGCGAGGTCGAGGCCGATGTCGCAGCGCTCGCCGCGGAAGGCTTTGCGTGTCAGCTCAGGGTCGACGGCAGCCAGCAGCTTGGTGACGTTGAGCCAGGGTGACGCGGCGCCGACCCAGACGTTGAGGCGCTTGGTGCGGAAGGTGCTGGACTTGCGCGGGTCGCGGGCGGCCTCGGCCTGGTCGGCGGCGAGGGCTTCGGCGTCGATCGACACGCCCAGGTTCGGGTTGGCCTTGACCAGCGCTTCGGGCTTGGTCCAGTCGTCGCCCTTGTCGAGGCCGTAGATGACGCCGAAGCGGCGCTCGTCGGTGACGATGCCGTCGAGGATCTTCTCGAGCGAGGCCTGGTGCTCGTAGGCCGGGCCGCCGATGTTGGTGCCCGAGGTCGTGATCACCAGCGCAAGGGGCTGCGAGCGCGCGCCCATGCCGGTGACCATGGTGTCGTACTGCTCGCTGGTCGGGTGCTCGTGGTACTCGTCTGTGATCGAGCAGCTGGGCGAGGCACCGTCACCGGGTTTGCCGATCAGCGGCTCGAATTTCGAGTTGGTGTCGGTGACGATGATGCTGCCGGCGTTGACGAGCACGCTGAAGGCGGCGCGGTACTCGGGCGAGGCATTCGCCATCAACCGGGCGGGGGTGAAGACCTCGAGCGCCTGCTTCTGCGAGGTGGCGCCGCTGTAGACCTCAGCGCCGAACTCTTCGTCGGCCGAGTGCATGTAGTTGCCGATGCCGGCGGCGATCGTGCTCTTGGCGTTTTTGCGCGGCACGTAGAGGTCGGCCTTGCGGAACCGGCGCAGGTAGCGATGGACGGTGCGGCCGTCAGGCAGCTCGATGGGGTACGGGTCCGGGGTGCGGTGCGTCCAGCCGAACAGCGTGGTCAGGAAGAAGCACTGCCACGGCTCGAGGCGGATGCGCTCGCCGCGATCGCCCCACTTGCCCTTGACGTGTGGCATCAGCTCAATGAACGCGCAGATGCTGGCGGCGGGGCGGTAGGCCTTGCCGGCACGGTGGCCGCGGGTGCGGGTGAGCTCCGGGTTCCACAGGTAGGGGAACGCGGGGTCGTTCGCCTGCGCCCGCGCCAGGTCGCGGCGCTGGCGCTCGCAGGCCAGGCGGACCCACTTGCAAGCTGAGATGCGCGCGGCCAGGACGTCGTCGATGTACTGGTCGGCGAGGGCTACGTAGTCGCGCATCAGAAGCCTGCGAACTCGGGAAGCCTGTCGAACTCGACTTGCGACATGCGACCGATGGTGACTGCGTATGGCGTCTCGTCGGCAAGCCAGTCACTGAGCTGCTGCGCTTCCACCGTCACCGTTGAACCGTCGAACTCAAGGTGTGCGACGGCGATCAGCGGCATCAAGTCGCGAAGGCCGCCGGGCAAGCACTTTTGATCGCTGGCTGCGGCGGCGTAGGCTTGTCGGCGACGTTCGTTCTCCATCGCTACCGCCGCGATTTCGCGGTCAGCCACGCCAAGTGCAGCGTTGATTAGCACGGGTCAGATCTCGCGGAACGCGTCTACAGGGTCGCGGTGGTCGCCGGCGGCCGGGTTGTCGAAGAGCTTGAACTGGGCGTCGTTGCGGCTGGCCGTCACGCGGGCGCGGGCGCTGGGGGACATGCCGAAGCACGCCTCGGCCTGCTCAACCTGGTGCGCAAGATCGTTCGCGATGCGGCTGAGGGCTGATTCGCGCTCGAAGCCCGTCGGCGTGAGCTGCACCAGCGCCTCGCTCACGTCTTTGCCTTCGGCCACGAGCTGCTGCTGCTTGGCCAGCAGGGCGCGCTCGGCTTGTTGCCAGCGACCGTAGAGGCGGCAGTAGCGCTCGATCGCGCTGCGGTCGATCGTCGTCAGCAGGCTCAGCTCGAGCAGCAGCGGCGTGACGCGCCGCCACTCGGCCCGCGCCTCGCGGCTGAGATCCTTCGGCATCGGCGGCAGGCCGACCTCGGGATGAACACCCTCCGACAGATCCGCAGCCCGCAGCGGACGCCGCGCCGTGCCCGTGAACGCCTTGACGTTGTCCGGCACAGGCCTCGGCCCCCTCGCACCCATCTCACCCTCTCAGAAGAAAAATCCCCAAAACC